ATAACGACATTAAAGGCACCTTCATCATAATTAGGAACTACTATAACATTGGTTAAATTCACTCTAGGTTCATTATTACGAATAACTGAATCAATTTCTGATGTTATAACACCTGCAGTTACTTCATTTACGTTTTCAAATAATAATCCACTTACTCTAGACCCAAATCGTGAATCAAAAAATTTCTCACCAATCTGAGTAAGTACAAGATTGCGTAAAGAGCGAGCAATTGCTGTCTCATTTTTAATAGCAATAACATCTCTAGTTAATGGATTATATTGAAAAGACAAACTAATGTCTTTAAATCCCCTACTTACTCGCTCTGTTGGCATTTCCTATACTATTCTACCTTATTTATCAGGTATTCCAGGAATTTAGTGGAAGAGGTTCTGTGCCGTATTCCCAATCATCGTAGTCTTGATCATTACGAATTTTAGCATGTAGTTCATTTTGAAGTTTAAAATTATGCTTTTTTGGAGTATTGTCATCATTGACAATCTCTCTAAGCATTTTCTTTTCCTCAAAGACACCATAATCTGATACTAATTTATTCGTACCCCACATTTGGTACATATAATTAGTATCCCTATCTGATGGTTTACCCATTTTTGCCTCCTGATTTAACTTAAATCAGAACTTTTTACGGGGTTGCTATCCCGTGATCATAGTTTTAATTATATCATAGTCTTCTTGAAGTATTTCTTTTAAATAATCATCGTCCCAATGTTTGTAATAATCTGTTTTTGCTAATTTTAATCTCAAATTTTTCAATTTTTCTCTGGGTTGTGCCAAAATTAAATTATATTTTCCATTATTCGTCTGTATATTTCCGATAAAAGTGTCATAAGAAGCGCAATCTTCAAAAAATTCCCAATTTTTGTACTTCTGATTGCATCTTTCGACAATATTTTGCACTTCAGAGAGTGTTAAATTGTCTGGAAGCACAAAAAAGACGATATCATGACCATCTACAGGCATAATATCGTCTTCTTCACAGACAATTATTTTAAATTTTGCGTTTAAAGCATAAGGACAGATTGAAAACCCACCAAGTTCTGGACGATGTTCAGATACTTTGCGTATCCAGTCCTTTATATGTTGTTCTATTTCGTCCATTTTTACAACTTCTCTTTAATATAGAGAGTTTTCGGCGGTTTTTAGAGAGAGATACGCGGTTTTTGATCAGACGATCTCTTCTGCAGTAAGAACCTGAGGTTTCTGAGCAGTTCTGGGGTTCTCGGGATGAACCTGCATTCCAGTGGGAAGACCAGCAACCCAACCAAAAACCTTGGGTTCAGTGTTCTCAGTAGTTTCAGTTGACTGAGAAGTTTCTTCTGTCATTTGCCTTGACCTCTGTAACGTTTTTTAGCACAATTTCTGCTAGTTGCAGCGTATTTTGTATGCTTCCCCATACCCTGACGGGTAGATTTGGGGTGAGATTCAATTTTCTGATTTGTCAGACTGGGACGCTTTGCCATTTACACTTCCTCCATTTCAATTTCAGTTAAATCAATGTTTTCTCCCTCATAGTATTTTTGAGAGAGTTCTTCAATCACTTCTGTACATTCCTCAAGGGTAAGATTCTGATAAAGCTTCCTACCCTTATATAGTATATTATGCATTACAGATTAGATGATGCGTGTTTTTTCATGTCCAACACGGATACGAGGATCACACCAAATTTTGTATCCTGCTGCAATTGCATCCAGACAGAATGAAACATCCTCTCCACACATATCTTGAACCGCACCAGATTCAAATTGTTGCATCTTAGGAGCAAACCAAGGATACTCAAGATTCTCAAATACTCCTTTCTTAATCAGAACCCAACCAAATCCAGTGTAATCAACAGTGAAAGGACGACGACGCTTAGAGATTGAATCAACTGTTTCATGATTCATCACACCACCGTTCTTACGGAAATCATCTTCTTCTAACCAGTGTGCAACAGAGGTAGTATGACCATCTTCAGTTGCATACCATCCAGCAACAACTTCTTTTTCTTCTACCTTACCTTCTGCATCTTCTGCTGAAAGTGCTACATCACAAAGTTGCCAGAATTTCTCAGTGTTGAAAACAATGTCACTATCAATCCAGAGTTGATAGTCATAAGGAAGTTTTCCATCCCAAGGAACTTGCTTTGGACCACGGAGAACATTTGCACCGAGTACTTTACAACGTGCAAAGTTAACCATAGATGAGTAATCTTGAGAGATCTGAATACTCATTCCATTTTGTACAAGATCAAAACAAAGTTGTACAAAATTTTTCAGGAAAATAAAGGAGCATCCTCGACCAGGTAGACAGAATACAATGGATTTTCCACGCATTCTTTCTCTAATAGCATCATAGTCCCATTCTTCTACAGACGACCTTGTAGGTGCCTTTGCTTTAACAGTAAATCCTTTTGCCATAAGTTTGAATAACCTTCAGTTCAATTCTATCTGTCTATTTATCAGTTGTCAATAAGAGGGGTTCTCTATTCCCTTCTCATTTACTTCGACTTCCTCATAGGAAATATCTTTTTCTGAAATGTCTATACCAATCAAATCAAACATTCTGTGAAGCATATCCCAAGTTTTTGTGAATTCTTCCTCACTGAGACTGTGGTATATGCACTGTTTCTTTGCGTATATGTGGTATATTTTTTCCGTCATTTGAAGTGTTTCCATGGAACGCCGAAGTCACCGCAGTATATATGAGGAATACTATGAATAGGATTCCTACAAAAAAATTCCGAGGGTAGCGTATTAACCACCCCGCCAAGACAACCTTCCAGAAACTCCAATATGGGGTTTGTTTTGCTCTCATTGCGGAACTCGGGATATTACGGAGGGGTTTCATAAGAAAATTTTTGCGGGAAAATTTTTTTCTGAGCGGGGTTTTAAGACCTTTATACCCCCCACGGAATTTTTTCCAGTCTATTATAACTCTCGCGTTTTGTCACCTCTGTAGGTTAGGGTAGTTTCGATTTTTTAAACGGCAGGGCGCCGCCCATAAGGTATACTAATCAATGAAATCACTGTCTTTCACGCACATTGAGAACGCACAGATTACACGCCATTCGTTATAGAAAAGGGGGCAGAAGTGTGCCCCCATTATGATCACAATTCCATCATCATTTCGTTGATCTGACGGTCGTTAATGCAGGCAGAATCCCAGCGGACGCCATCTTTAGTTTGCACAAGATGTCGCCCAATCATACCATCTGTCATGCAGCGGACGAACTTCTCAAACGGGGTCTCATTGTCACCGCAGAACTCTACACATGCCTTTGCAGTATTGTAGAGGAATTCGTCATTCTGAATCCACAGAGCAACATTCCAGGTCTCGTAGTTTGTCCAACCGTTGTAGTCGAGTGCCATGATTCGATGAGAGTGAGAGTGAACAGTGAGAGTAGAGAGAGGGGGAGGATTGTCTCCCCCTACATTATCATCGCAGATCGTAGTCTGCCCAGACAATGTTGTTAACTCGGATCTCGGCGTAACCATAATCCTCTGCCAGAGAATAGCAGAGATCGTATGCCTTACCCTCATCGTGAACGGAGGTGTTCTCGTAGGGGGCGGAGGGGCAGATCACGTCGTAGGTCATCGGGGTTCTCCCTTTGGTTGACTTCGTTACTGTAGTCGGTCAGAGGGGGCATCGGCGCCCCCCCTTGTGCAACTTAACTAAATGTCACAGGCACCACGTCGTCAGCATAGCGGTCGCGGTAGCAAGCGGCGAAGAACCATGCCTCGTGGGCGCTGATCTGTCCCGCGAAGGTCTGCTGCGGGGCAAACTCGGTCTTGCGGGGAACCCAGCGGATCTCGCGGGTTTCGAGGTCAGAGCAGGCGGAGAAAATTGCCATCGGTCTCGGGTTGGTTGACTTCGAAATTGTAGTCGGTAAGGGGGAGGAGGTCAACCCTCCCCGTAGGGTGATCAGTAGCGGTCGAGCAGCAGGTGCAGATCGCGAAGGGCAGTTACCCGCTCGGGATTGTCTGCAGGTTGATCGGGATACAGGTCGATGTTGTTAACAACCGATTCCAGTTGGTTGTAACGGTACGAGATCGCATCCTGCAGCATGACCAGTTGCATCGGGGTCAGGTTGAGAACCACGGGGGTGATCTGCATCGGTGTCGTTTGCGGTTGACTTCGTTACTGTAGTCGGGGGGAGGGGGGATTCTCGGTCCCCCCTGTGAACCTTAACAATCCGTCACACTGCCAGGGCAGCGATCAGGCGGTCCCGCTTGCGGATCTCGGTCGGGACGATAAACCACAGATCGCGCTTGCCGTTATCGGAGCGGGTAGCACCTAGGACGCCATCGCGCTCGAGGTCAACCATGAGAGCGTGAATCGTGCCCTTGTGACGGCGGGGATCGAGACCCATGGCGCGAACCAGATCCGAGCAGGTCTGGGGACCGTCGTTGATCAGGCGGGTGCGGATGGCAGCGCGGATGATGGAAGCGAACATGATCAGAGGGGGTGAGGCGGGATCCCTGTCCCGCTTGAGAGAATCCTAGGGCATCGCGGGACCGTTTCGCGGTCCCGTTACATTTCGAAATCTTATCTCTACTCTACGTCAGTTTCGAACTCAATCAGGACGGGAACATTGTCGACATTTGTGAGATACTGTTCCTGATAGATTCCAGGTCCGATCTCAACGGAACCGACGAGGATTGCAGTTGCCAGGAGAGTTTCAATCATGATTCGTAAGGGTGAAAAATTAGGGGGGATTTCTCCCCCCTTTGTGATCAGTACTCTTCGGGACCGTAGGCACACTCTAGAGAATACTCTTCGAGTGCCTGATCATCATCATAATAGGATGACCAGTCATCCTCACAAGTTTCGCGGATAGATTCACACATTTCCTCAACCATATCGAAGTAGGAGAACTCTTCGATCTGCTCATCATAGAGAAAAGAATCCATGATCATTTCGGGGGGTTGTGGTTTGGCGGTTGGTTTCCCTCCCGCTTGAATGTATCTTAGGGGATAGGGGGACCGTTGCCAGTCCCCCCGTAACAATCCGTCACACTTCCTGCAGATCACCACTGCGGCGGGCAGCGGCAACCAGAGAACCCAGACCCTGAACCTCTTCGGCGTTCAGAATCGATTGCAGTTCGTCAACGACACTTTCAGAACCCTGGAAAGTATAAACTTTCTGAGGATTCGATTGGAAAGCGATCTGAACTTGCGGGGCGTTCTCGATATCAACGTAGGCGATTGCGCTGCTGTTGATAGGGAGGAAGGTACGGCGGACGATGTTGGACATTTCGGTTTTTCGGGGTTGCGGGAGGTCCGTTTGCCTCCCATGCACAGCAATGTAGGGCATCACGGGGGGCAGGTCTAGGGGGGTTGTGCCACCTTCTGAACTGGCACAGCGCAGCGGGTATGGGGTGCCCTAGGGTCTAATCTAAGGGCACAAGCGAAGGAGGGGCGGGGTAGCCCTGATGATGCAAACGGTCGACACCTAACCTGCCTTGAAATAATAGGAATAAAAGTATAAAAAAAGAGAGGCATTGTGCCTCTCCTTTGTGTTACTTTTGTGCCAAACGGTTTGAGATACGTTGCTCCCTACCATTGCGACCAGAACCAGTGGCAGCGTAGAATCTTGTCTTAGCGCCACCAATTCTCGACATCACCAGGTCAGACTTTTTCGGTTTGACTGTAGGAAGTCGGGTAACTGTAACCTTACCTTGAATCTCAGCGATCATGAGATCGATGTTACTCAGGGTTGCAAATTCCATAGGATCAGAACTCAATGGGGTCAAGAGTGGGGTTCAGTTCTGCAACATTTGCATCACCATCTTCCCCACTAATAAGATTGTCAAGAATTTCAAGAATTTGGTTGCCATTAGAACCTTGACGGAGAAGAGAAACGTAAACGTCTTTGGTCATGATTTCGACTAGATTTTAAACTAGATTTGATGGGTTGATTGTGGGGGACTTGAGGTGTCCCCCGTACCTAGACTAGATTACCACACGGCAGCGGCAATCTCTTCGTCCCACTCTTCAAACTGACACACTTCGTCATAGAAGTCGGGTTCCTGGTTTGCCCGCAGGATCGCTTGACGGCACTGCTCGGCAATTTCGTCAATGCTCACGGCACGGTCGGTGGAAGGAATGTAACGCATGGTAACGTTGGGGGTTGTGGGATTCAGGGGTTGGTTTCCCTCCCCCTGATGCAATCAGTATGGCACGGATCAGGGGGCATCACAACCCCCCGTGTGCCACTTGCTTAACCGTCACACGGCATCGGGTGATTCTTTTAACTCAACGCCATGATCTTCGAACCATTCATCACCCTGATGATCACGGATTTCGTTGATAAGTTCTTCCTCAGTGTAGTCATTGTAAGACTGAACAAGTGTATCAAAGACGAATTGTTCCATGGTTTTCATGTCCATGCAATCCATCACAAACTCAGCATACTTCTCAACAAGTGCGCTGAAATCGTCAGTCCAGGTGTAAGCGTTGTTCGTCATTGGAAGTAATGATGAAAGTGATAGCGTAGAACAATCGAGGCAAAAAGTTCAATCATTGTTTGTTACGAACACGTTTTACCTCATCATCAATGATCTCAAAGACTTGTTCGTAGATGTAATCACATCCACCAAGTTCAGTGAGAACGTCATCAGTATCAAAGTCACTTAGACGCTCTTGAGTATCAAGATCCTCAAAACCATCCTCACCGATAGGATAATAGAAAACATCCTCCTTTGTGAATACAAATGCAGCGCAAGGTGCATCCTCGCCCTGTTGTTCAATCAGTTGATCTACTGATCGCTTGAGTTCAGAAAGTGTGCGGTACATTAGGAAAGAACGTGACGGTAATCGATGGATTTGATGCACCAACCTGTAGCACAGGTGATCTCTTCTACGAGATCATCTTCATCATCTGCCTCCCAGATTTGACCAACAGTATCATCGATGATGTCAGACTTTTCTTCAGGATGAAGGTCTTCATCATCAAAATCAAACTCAATTTCAGTGACTTGAAACAGCATTGTTCAGTGCAAATGATTGGATTGATTGAACTGCACGGTTGCCAAGTTCAGCAACCCCATTGAAACCAACTGTAGCAACGAGGATGCCAACAACGACACCCGTGAGAAAATTGTTCATCCTTTGGGCAACATGTCGTGAAGTTTTTCATACAATGCGGGCACATCTGCACCCACAATCTCACTCACTTCCTCCCAATCATCATGGAATTCGATGAGTTCCAACAGAGCACAGATTTCGTCAGGAGTTAGAGTCAGAGTCGTCATCGGAGGAATCCTCGGAAAGAATGGGGGTGTCACCATCCCAAATGATAACACCCTCGGAGAACAGGAGATCAAACATCAGAAATCGTAGTTAGTGTCAAGGGGGAGACCTTCTGCGAGGTCATCATACTCAATTTCCTCAGTCATTTCATCCACAAAATCAAAGTAGGAAACTTCTTCGATTTGATCCTTGTCAAAATAGGAGAAAGTCATGATGGGTTGAAGAACTCAACAGAATCAGTATAAAGGAAGTGGCAGAGGGTGTCTATCCCTCAGTGCCACTTGTCAGACTGTCACAGCGCCTCGTTTTCGTTCAGGATTCCCCAGCAGATTTCGATGCCCTGCTGGGTACGGTAGGCGCCAATGTAGGCGGATCCAACACTGATCGCGGTGATCTCATCACCAACACGGGCACGGAGGTCCAGGTTAGCGTAGAAGACCTTACGGATGGCGCTGGGGGTGCTCAGGATTGCCATGGGGGTTCCCTTGGTTGACTCGTTCAGTGTAGCAGATCAGGGGGGCAGGATGCCCCCCGTGTGCCAGTTCAGAAGGCGATCAGTTTATCGAGTTCCCACTGATCTACTGCGGGCACACAATCAATCCGCCCAATCTTATTCACCAACCACTTGTTAATGTGTTTGGTGGTGGTGCTGCTCCACTTGTGAGCAGTGCGGACCCATCCCCTTCCAGGGATGCGGGCAGCAACAGGGGTAGCGTAGGAGATCAGGATCTCAGTCCCATCTGCCAGCATGAGTTCCGTTTGGTTGCTGCCAATCTGTTGGATGATCATGGGGTAAATCCCTCAGGACTCCATCAGTATGGCGCTTCCAGGGGCACCTAGGCACCGCTGGTGGACAGTCCAGAAAGTGGCACCACCTGGCACCCCCATGAGGGGGAGGGGTTTATAATATTGGAAACCAGAGGAGGGGAGGGGTATCCCTGAGGACGACAATACATCGTCACCGAAGCAGCTTTGAAATAATTATTAAATTATAATAAGAAAGGGGGAACGTGCCCCCCATTGTTTGGTGCTTTCTGTAAAGAATGAAAAGAAAAGCAAACAAATAAGAATTATTCTTTTTCTCAAGAAAGTTTTTTATATGGTGTGAGTAAGATATTATCAGAAATACATTGTGCAATCTCAACCACAAGATCTATGTCATCAGAACCTAATTTTTCTGATACAATCTCAGGAACAATCTCACACATAAAATCTATCCAACGTTCATCGGAATAGATTGTGTTGATAACCTCAGGAGTTAATGCAACTGCAAGATTGTTGATTGTTTGATTAGAGAGTGCCATCAGATAAACTCCTGAATGAAATAATCAACTGTGATTTCATGATCTTCGCAGAACTTTTCTACATCTTCTGGGAGATTGTCAACAATTGAAGAGAGTGCAAACTTTTCCCAAAGAGAATAAAACTGTTCGGTGTTCATGATGGTTCAGAGGTGAACTAGATTAGAATACATGATCTCGACTAGATTTTTTGAACTAGATGTGCCAGTTTGATGACTGGCACATCACGCATATCTAGTCTAGATGTTCTCAGTTATCACGGAAATAAAATCCGTTTTGCTCAGAATAATCATGACGCAGAGAATGTTCCCATGTTGCATCATAATCAATCACGATCCACGAAGGAATATCAGAACCGTAATTTTCCAGGTAATTATCAATGAATTCCTCATGATCATTGAAAGATCCTTCATAGGAATCTTCAAAGGAATTCAGATAATCAATGCCGTAACACTCAATGTAAGCATCTACAGCATCTTCGCAATAGTTTTCGCTCAGTTCATAATACTGAACGTAATAGTTGATAAAATCATCAAAATCATACTTTTCAATGAATTCATCAATCTCACAATTACGAGCATCTGTTGCTGCTTTGATGTCAAGAAATTCCTGACAATAATCAAAGTTTTCAGTTTCATAAACATCAATGAACTGGAGAATATCATCCAGATCATAACCTTCATCAATCAGATTCTCAATATCACCCACAAGTTCAGGGTGAACTTCTTGCCAGTTGGAAGTGAGAGTGATGCTCATTGGAGTTCGGTGGTGAACAAATGAATAATAGGGCAGTTTAGGGTCATGCCCAGGACACATGTGACAGTTCTTAGAGTGTCACACCTCTGCCAGAAGCAGTTTATGGATGCGGTCTGCTTCTTCCAGAGCATCATCATCCAGACGGTCCCACTCTACCCAATCATAGGCAGATCCTGCGGTTTCGTATGAACCATCAGGCAGAAGCGGAGCATACATCAAAACCCGCTGATTGTTTGCATCCAAAGTATACGTGCAGTTGTTGATTTTGGAGATGGCAAAAATCATGAGATCTCTCAGGAACACAAGTAATTTAAAGGATGGGGCAGCATCTGTCAACTGCCCCTGTGCCACTTCTCAGACTGCCCCCACAAGATCAACTTCAACTCTTTTTAGGTTCAATCCCATTAGTTGATTAGTGACCCTTTCACAAATAATTGAAGAAGCATTTTTTGCTTTGGACTTTTCATACCAAATTGTCTTGCAACCATCATTTGTTTCAACTTTAATTCTGAACTCTCTCATGAGTGGAATTGCTTGGGACCTTATTAATATACGGGATAATCAAGCAATATTGGGGAATTCATGTACCAGTTTTTTAAGTGTCCACATAAGAAAAAACTCCCCAATCTTGTGATAGACTGAGGAGTTATAAGATAAACTGAGATATAATTTCACCAACGATCTGGTGCTGATAGATTCTCAACATAAGAGTCTACTGTTTCATTCCCTTGCAGATCGAGAACTTTTGCCCAATCAATTTGATGGGGATCAAAGTCTTCTAGTACTTCCAATTCCAGTGTGACTCTGAACTTAGTTTTTTGAGCAGCAAGATAAGGACTGACCATAAGAACTCCTGAGAAACTATGTGAACAGTATAAGAAAATCTAGATGAGATGTCAAGTGTGCCAGTTCTGTGAGTGTCTCGACTAGATTTTAATTATGATGTATGTATATGATCTCTACTAGATTTTATGAATGATTATGATGATAACAGAATAATCTAGTTGACTTATGATATGATTGATATAATAAAACTGTGATATGATGATAATCTAGTTGAATAATCTAGTTGAATAATCTAGTTGACTGATACACGAATAAGATCTAGAAGAAAAAAAAGATCTTGACTAGACTTTGTAGAGCATCTAGTCTAGATCTTTTCCCCACCCACAAATACACTATAAGACCCTATGAGTATTTTGTCAACCCTCTGTGTTTTTATGTCTGGGGTCCGTGACAGTTTTTCGGAGGTCTTGACATTTTCGCGGATTCATGATAGAACGCAAGCCAAGATCACTATAAAATCTCACATTTACTTACAAGATCTCACATTATTCTATAAAATCTCACATTAAATCAAAAGATCTCTCATTTACTTACAAAATCCCATATTTATTCGCATAACAGAACTATTATATCACGTTAAACCATATTTAATCTAACATTAACCCTACCCAGCAAAAAGTAAAGCACATGCTCACAAAAACAACGCTTCTTATACATATTACCAGAGCACCCTATCACAAATGAATCAAGGAATCATCTATTCAATCTATAATCAAGAAACTGGTAAGTATTACGTGGGTCAATCCATCTTAGAACTGAATAAAGTATGGAAAGAACACATACAACAGTCCAGTAGAATGAATGCTGATCCATTATACAAAGATATGCGTAGATATGGATTAGATAAGTTTCGTATTAAAATTATAGAAGAATGTTCTGAATCGTTATTGAATAAAAGAGAATCTTATTGGATAGAACAATATGATGCTTATAATGATGGTTATAATCTATCTCCTGGTATTATAGAAGAAGAACCAATTAAAGAATCAATAAAACGTGTAAAAAGACCTTATCAGAATACCTTTACTACATTAGGTGATGGTAAGCATCATTGTATTAAATTAAAAGCAATTGATGTGAATACTTTAGAAGAAAAAGAATATAATAGTCTAACTGAATGTGCCCAGGAGTTTGGTATTCTTGCTTCAAATCTTTCTCGTGCATTGAAGCATGGATGGAAAGTAAAAGGGCATCGCATTATTAAACTTGAAGATAAAACTACAAGTCATCCAATCTATGGCGTTGATAAGATTACAAATCGTATTCGCTATACCTTTCCAAGTATTAGATCTGCAGGTAGAGAATTAGGTAATGGATATGATGCGGGATGTCGTAAATCATTAAATCATCCACACAAATATACTTGGAAAGGATGTTATTGGTTCTATCGTTGATTATTCTCCAAGTGTATGAATCACTGGTTTTTCATGTGCAAGAATGCGATAAAGTTCTTCATGCTGTGCTGCTGATACTGGAATGAATTCAGTTTCAGGATTAAATTCATCATCGCGGATTGCTTGATTAATTACAATCGAACCTTCTTCTCCTGAATAGGATCGGTGAAATGTTTTCTTTGGAATAACCAATGCGCCAGAGGAACGATTCAAATGAACAACATGATAAGGATATTTCCATGTAGGATTAACAAGTTCAAATGTCCGCAGACCTTGAAGAACTCGATTATGATCCACTTGATGATAATGAATATAAAACTGCTTTGCGCCTACAATATCATCAGGAGGACTGATTGCAGGACCAGTGTGAACAACCAGATCCTGTGCATTTGAGTTTTCAACAGAAATATCATAAAAGATAACAGAGTCTGTTTCTCGGAAAACTCGGTGTTTCTTAAAATTAACTTCGCTCATGTGTTTAAACTAAATTCAGTGCAGGTGCAGGAGAGACATTAAAAGTAAACCTTTTTGCAGTAATTGTTGCATTTTCAGTTCCAATCTCATCAACAATTTCCCAATAATCCTCTCCTTCTTCAATTACAACATAACCAAAAGTGCCAGCAATGGAGAGTTGACTCAGACCACACTTTTCTGCTTGGCGTTGTGTTGAAAAACGCTCTTTGCGATTCCACCATCCATTGCGCTCAACATCTTCGGCAGGACCAAAGGAAATGCAAATGAATTCAGTCATGGAACTTGTTTGAGTGACTTAAGTAGTATAGAGTGAAATGGTCAGGCAGCAATGCCCTGCTGTGCCAGATCTTTATCTGTCACATAGTAACACTCTTTCAGATAGTCTTCCTTGCTAATCAGGAAAGGATTGGAAGGATCAGCAATTTCCCGATCATACAGATCAGATGCTCGAACAGTTCGCAGTGCCAGAATTGTTGAATAGCAAAGTTGATTCATTTCCTTTGTTTCTTCCGCTGGCAACCATGCTTGTGCAACTTCATTAAACTTTTCTCCAACCAAATCTTCCAGCAGATTCAGTTGATCTTGAGTCAGGTTGACGGTGAGCATTGTGCTTTCCTTGTTGACTTCTTTAGTATAGGGTGAAATGGTCAGGCAGTCAAGAGGTGCAATGATTAGTGTTGCTTATGGCGCGGACGTGGATCGGGATCATAGATTCCAACACCATCGCGATCTTCAAGATAAAACAGTGTGCAGAATGTACTAATGATTACAGCGCCAATAATAAGAGTTCCCATCATTAAACCATCACAAGACCATAATCATTTAACATAATGTCCCTTACATGTTCGCGGTCAAAACTGTCACCACAGAAAGAAGTATCTTCTTTTTTAAGATACTTTGCAGTTGCTTCCATAACCATATCAAGTGTGGCACCTATTGGATAGATACCGTTCTCTCCATAGAAGGAGAGAACATAATCATAAAATTCAGTCATTTGATCACTTTGCATACAGATAACCACCTGCCCAATCAGCATTTTCAAGCAACCATTCCCGATCTTTAATCAGGCGCAGATCATAACGTACACCTTTTGCTGGTGCTTTCCATGATGCAGACTTGTAAACTTCACCAGTCTTTTTATCAACAAAAGCATGAACAGATCGGGAACCATTTGCGTTCATGATAATCTTATGATACTTCCGTCCAGTTTCAGGATAGAAGTCATAATCACAAATACCTTCTTTCAGTTTGTTGATACAACGCTGATGATACTCAGAAGTTTCAGGATCATCAACAAACTTTTGATGACTGTGAAGAGAGTAATCAATGAAGTTCTGACGCAATGCTTCACAGAGAGCATAGGTATGTGCCAGAACAGCATTTGCAATGTTCTGCCGTGCTTCCTGTTGAGCAGCGTAGTCAGCAAAGGTGGTTGCAGTCATGAGGTGTTTCTCAACTGCAATTAGAATACATCAATTTTCAGAATCCGCAGCAGACTCTGTGCCAGTTTGAGAACTGTCCAGTGAATTGACACGTTCCATAATAGCATCAATAAAATCCTGCTCCGTCCAAGTGTTTAATAGACTTTCTTGTGGATCATTTTCATCCCAACTGATAGTTAGAGACCCATCTTCCTCTTCTTTAACATCAATCATCGTTTTCGTCCCAAGGTGCTTTTCTTTTTAGAATATTTGCAAGTCTTTCATCATATTTACCTGGTTTATCCAATCTTTCCATCAAACAATCGTAATCTTTCGCTGAAAGATACATTTTATAAACTGGTGAATTGCAGATATGATTTAAAGAAGTAAAAAACTCCCAGGTATAATAATCACTGTATCCCATTTGCAAATAACTCCACCAATACAGTGCAGTATGATATATCTCAGTCCATCCTTGAATAATTTGTTTCATTTCTTCTTTGAATAATCTTCAATGTTATCAAGATGATTAAACCAAGGTGAAAAGAGAGCAATACATGCCCAAGCAAATGCTGCAGAAATAATTAGAAAATAAATCATACCATTTTCTTCTGATCAGTGTCAAATTTGTACCATTGAGCATCTTTCATTCTTAGACACATTAGAATAGTTTCATGCTCACGGTCATACAATGCCCAATTTTTCTGCATTTTTGCATTGTAGCGTCTTTGATAGGCACAACACCAGACATTGTAGTAGATTTTTGCTTTTTCTGAAATAGTCATGACCATCTACCCAAACGTAGTTTACGTTCTGGTGAAATCCATGGATTGTAGGGATCATCATAAGGATAGATGTATTCGCAACACCAACCCCAAGAAAGTGCCTCCCAGAAGTCATCATAACCATAAGGTTCTGGAAAGTTGTAGCAGGATATAATATATGAGATGTTACGGAAACCTTCCAGAAACCATTCCCATTTGGTCATTTGCCAGTATTCTTTCCAAGTCATTTTCCTTCAATTTCATTCTGTTTTTGATGAACAAAATCAGTAAGATCAATCTTATTCACATCAATTCCAGCATCATCACAATCAAGAATAAACTCCATAAACCCACCAAGAATTAAACATGCTTTACGTTTATCATCAAGTGGTTGAGCAATGTAATAAGTAATGTGTTCGTAGAGTTCATCATACGTCATTGATCCATTCCTCGTATCGGGTTTGTATCTTACCATCATTCAGGAAGACATTCAAGTGTCCTGTGTTACCATTCTCAAAATAGAATGCCATCCAAACATGATGTCCCTCATCCATCACCTCATAGTGATAGGATTTGATATTATCCAGCAGAAACTCGTCTGGGTTGAATAGTGTTTTGTCAGTCATAAAAAGTGCTTCATACCTACCAGTTTACCATAGATTTTGGAGTAAAACAAGTTGACATATTGACTATTGCCTTCTTGTGATAATTGACCTTTCACCAATGACATGAGTGCTTCAATTTCAGCATCATTTAAATCGGCATCTAAGTTATGTTCTGTGACTTCCATTACGCTACAGACTCAGCACTATCTTTGAACTCCTTTACTTTTGCAAGATACTCATTACTCTGTTGATACAATCGTGCAATCAAATCCTTAATATCATCAATAGCAATAGCATTATACTCTACATTCATATTTTCACAAATGAGAGCATCAATCATACATTCCAGTGCCATTGCTTGCATATGTTCTGGTGTGATTGGTGTCCCGTGAGGCATCCCAGAACATTCTTCATTGTAGAAAGCATTGTATCGTCTAAGAACAGTATCACTACGTTCTTTACGTTCCCATTCTTCTTTTTCTTTTGCGAGTTCTCTGTTTGCTGCTTCACGACGTTCTGCTTCCTCAAACATTTCGTCTGGATATGGTCCGTAGTTATCAATCATCTCAGTTTACCTTTAATTTTTGTGAGGCAATCATTGAAACCTTCTACACTACACTCTACATAAGCATTTTGAGATCCTGCAGCAGACTGTTCTTTGGGCAACCATTCTTCAATCTGTTTTACCAGTGTTTCAATGTTTTGTCCTAAAGGATCATCATTGGTAAAAATTTCATCCCACCAATCAGCAATAATATCGTACAGAGTAGTGGGTTTTGGTGGTTCTACTCTCTTATACTTCACACCCATAATGGTTGCGTATTCTCCTTCTATGAGAACTTTTGAGATGTCGGTTTCAATCATTCTTTAATCTTTTTTTAAGTTGATATTCTGAAAGTTTTTCACCATCAGAATTAAAATATGGTTTATTTTCTGTAGGAACTTGTGATTGAAAATAAGTTGTTCCAGACACTTGCGGAAACTCACCTTCTACTCTTTCCTTTACATAATTTATATCTCCCACATAAGGAGGATAAAATTCCGCAGTAGACAAATACTCTGGATTTTCCTTCATAAACTTTACAGTTTCCTGCACCAAATCTACGGGTTTTGTAGATACAAGTTTAACCTTAAAAACTGCAAGTATTTTGTTAAGTAAGTTGATCATTGTTCCCAAGCGTAAGATTTAAGGATCTCATTATCCTTTTCAAGTTGTTCAATTCTATCACATAACTCGGTGATAATACAAATCAAAGAAGGATAGCAAATGGTTTCAGTGTCATTCCCATCCTCCATATCAATATATCGGGAATAAAGAAGTTCTTTCTCAAAGTTTCGTTTAGTCATGACAGTTTTGTTCCATTTGTAGACGATCTAAATGATGATAAATTGTTTCTTGAGAATACTTAAATTCTTTAAAACGTCTTGGATTCTTTTTTTGCATTTCACAGAGCATATTAATCCAATCATAGCGTTTATCAACTACCCAACCATAATGGCGCTCATCTTGAAATAGATCAAAAATTGTCATCAGAATAACTTAAAGAATTTAATGTTCGTTTAATTACAATTTGTTCAAAACATTGTCCCAAGTCTAATTCATTGCCTTCAAAATAATCAATACCATCAGGACCATCCCAACATTTCCAATCATAGGTATTTGTAGATGGTTGATAAAAAATTTCAACTTTCATTGCCAAGTCCTACTGAAAGTTTAATATCCATAATCTCATTATACAACAGTCTTGCGAAGATAATATGAGGTCGTGTGTCACTTTCAATCGCAGAACTGGTAGCAACAGTCCACATAATATCAAGTTCTTTTTTATCAGGTAGAGGTTTCATTATAAAATACAAATCCCGTGTTAGTATTGTGACAGTAATAATAATATTCTTGAAAAACTCCATTCTCAAAGTCTTCAAGTGTTTCCAGTTCATCACTACCAGTTGAATGATAGCATTCTAACAGAAAATCCTCATAATCACCAACAGGACCACAAAAACGGTCAGGAAACTTTGAGATACTTTTGTCTGGGAACAGTTCGTAGTATGTGTCTA